ACCATACGGTAAGATTGTAAAAGGTCTTATTGACGAAGGCGCTCAATTAGGCGTATCTAGTCGTGGTATGGGGTCAATAATTCAGCGTAACGGTGCAAACTATGTAAAAGACGACTTTTACCTTGCAACGGCGGCTGATATTGTTGCAGACCCTAGCGCTCCAGACGCTTTCGTAGAAGGCATTATGGAACAAAAAGAGTGGGTATGGGACAATGGAATACTTGTTGAAAGGGATATAGAAGCCTGGAAACAAGAAATAAGAACGGCGAAACAAAGAGCTTTAGACGAGGCTAAGTTAAAGATTTTTGGTTCGTTTCTTAAAAAACTTTAGTTTTATAAATAATACCAGTACAAAAAAAACAAAAAGTTTTTTAATTAATTAAAAAATAGAGGAGATTTCTCAATGGCCGAAACAGAACAAAAGATTGAGGCGTTAGAAGCAGAAGCAGTGGTAGAAGCGCAAGCTAATCCACAGGCAGACGCTCCCAAAAAGAATGCTGTGGCGGCTGAACCTACTCACCTTAGTAATGAGGGCGAGGATTTAGGTCCAGCGGTAACTAAGCCTACGGATTCTAATCCTGACGCAACAAAGAAAACTAAGCAAGTTTCTGGTGACGCTCAACAAAAATCAGCTGGCGCTGCTGACGCAATGCCGAAGATTAAAGAAGAGCAAGAAGTAGAAGCAAGTGAAGAAGGTTCTGAGGAAATAATCGAAACTAACGAAGAAGAAACAGTAGCGGAAGACAAAGTTGAAGTAGTCGAAGAAGACGAAAAAATTGATGTATCTGCTGATGTTGACGCTTTAGTTAAAGACGAAGACTTATCCGAAGAATTTAAGTCGAAGGCTGCAACAATATTTGAAGCTGCTGTTAACTCAAAAGTTAAAGAAGCTAAAAAGAAAATGCACGCTGGATACGAAGAAAAATTAAAAGAAGAATCAGAAAAAGCTAAAGGCGAACTCGTAGAAAAAGTTGACTCTTACCTTGCATATGTAGTGGAAGAGTGGATGAAAGAAAACGAATTGGCTTTAGAAAGAGGAATCAAAGGCGAGATTGCTGAAGATTTCATTTCTGGTATGAAGAAACTATTTGAAGAACATTATATTTCAGTCCCAGACGAAAAGTATGATGTACTTGAAGACCAAGCTTCAAAGATTGATTCATTAGAAAAGAAACTTAATGAAGAAATCGAAAAGAATGTTGAACTAACTAAGTCAAATTCAGAAAAAACTAAAACTCAAATCGTTGCAGAGATGAGTGAAGATTTAGCTGATACTGCTAAGGAGAAATTCAACAAACTATCTGAAGAGGTTGAATATTCAAATGAAACGGATTTCAGAGCAAAGGTACAGACAGTAAAAGAGTCTTACTTTGGCGCTAAGAAAGAAGTATCATCTGACATTGATGATGTAGCGGTAGGTGATTCTACGGAAACGATAGATTTATCTAAGAGCATGGCTGCTTATTCCGCCGCTATTACTAAAACCAAAGACATTAAGTTGTCAAAATAATATCTAATAATAGAGGAGAGATAAAAAAATGTATTTATCTGAAACACACGAAAAAAAATGGCAGCCAGTCCTAGAACACGCAGATTTACCAAAAATCGGTGATTCTTACAGACGAGCTGTAACTGCTACAATCTTGGAAAACCAAGAGCGTGCAATGAAAGAGGATTCAGCATTCTTAAGCGAAGCTGCTCCAACTAACTCAACAGGCGCTTCTATATCTAATTGGGACCCAATTCTAATCTCATTAGTAAGAAGAGCAATGCCTAATCTTATCGCATACGATATCGCTGGTGTACAACCAATGACTGGTCCAACTGGACTTATCTTTGCAATGAGAAGTAGGTATGACGCACAAAACGGAACAGAAGCATTATTTGATGAAGCTGATTCTGACTTCTCAGGAAGAAACAAAGCTGGTTCAGCTGTTGATGGTTATTCAACTACTGCTCACGCTGGTACAAATCCTGAGGTTCTAAATGATTCACCTGCTGGTACTTACACAAAAGGTACTGGTATGACTACAGCTGCGGCTGAAGCATTAGGTGACGCTGCTGGAAATAGTTTTGCAGAAATGGCATTCTCAATCGAGAAGTCAACTGTAACTGCTAAATCAAGAGCGCTTAAAGCAGAATACACTATGGAACTTGCTCAAGACTTAAAAGCAATCCATGGTTTAGACGCAGAAACAGAATTAGCAAATATTCTATCTGCTGAAATTCTTGCTGAGATTAATAGAGAAGTTGTTAGAACTATCTATATCAATGCAGAAAAAGGTTCACCTGCTGGTCATGTAACGACTGCTGGTATATTTGACCTTGATACAGACTCAAACGGTAGATGGTCTGTTGAAAGATTCAAAGGACTTATGTTCAATCTTGAAAGAGATGCAAACAGAATAGCACAAAGAACAAGAAGAGGTAAAGGTAACATTATCATTACTTCAGCTGATGTTGCAAGTGCTCTTCAAATGGCAGGTGTATTAGACTATACTCCAGCTCTTAACAACAATCTAAATGTTGATGACACAGGTAATACTTTTGCTGGTGTTCTTAACGGTAGATTTAAAGTGTACATTGACCCTTATAGTGCAAACTCAGCGTCTGCTCACTACTATGTAGTTGGCTACAAAGGTACTTCACCTTATGACGCAGGTATGTTCTACTGTCCATATGTACCACTACAAATGGTTAGAGCAGTTGGTCAAGATACTTTCCAACCGAAAATCGGTTTCAAAACTAGATACGGCTTACAAGCAAATCCTTTTGCTGAAGCTGGAACTGGTGACGCAGCTGTTATTAACGGTGCTGGTGCTGCTAACGCTAACAGATATTACCAAAGAACGCAAGTTGCGAACTTAATGTAATAACTGTTTTTACAGAAAC